TAAATAAAAAACAAATAAAAGATTTAAAAACAAAAAGAGATTCTAATATTGTTTGGATGAGTGATAGATGGATCTATAAAGAAATACAACCATACATTCATCAAGCAAATGTAAATGCAGGTTGGAATTTTCAATGGGATTATTCTGAATCCTGTCAGTTCACAAAATATGAAAAAGGTCAATTTTATGATTGGCATTGTGATGGTTGGGACAGACCATACATTAGAGAAAATCCAAATGCACCTGATCACGGAAAAATTAGAAAATTATCTGTAACAGTTAGTTTATCAGATCCAAAGGATTATAAAGGTGGTGAGTTAGAGTTTGATTTTAGAAACAAAGATCCAGACAAAAAACCTAACATTATAAAATGTAAAGAGATATTACCAAAAGGATCTTTAGTTGTATTTCCTGGTTTTGTTTGGCACAGAGTATGTCCAGTTAAAAAAGGATCTAGATATAGTTTAGTTATTTGGAATTTAGGATGGCCATATAAATGAGTTTTCCAAAACAATTACAATTAGAAGAATATTTTAAATGTCCTATATGGTACGCTGACGAGCCTAAATTTGTAAAAAAATTAAATAAAGCATCTGATAAATACATAAAAGATTCACAAAAGAGATTGAAGCCAGACATGGATAAACGTAATAAAAAATTTGGTGATAAAGGAGATATGGGCCATGTGTTTCATTCAACTTCATTAATTGGTGATCCTAAATTTAAAGAACTACAAGATTACGTGGGAGCAACGTCTTATAATTTATTAGGTGAGATGGGTTTTGATTTAACTAATTATCAAGTATTTACAACAGAACTGTGGGTTCAAGAGTTTGCTAAAAAAGGTGG